TATGATACCTGCTTGTAACAACTGCAATCCTGTAATAATTTTTTGTGGCTCATCAAAACCTGCCATAGTTCCGTAAACACGTGTTGTTTTATAATTTTTATTTATATCTGTTCCTGGAGTATAATTTTCTGAAAATGCTGCTCCTTTAATATATCCTGATAAAGGTTTTCTTTTGTTAGCAAACAATATTTCATCTAGTTCTAATCTTTTATAATCAACATCTTCTAATGCTTTTGATAATATTTGTTGATATTCTCTTACCATAAGAGATACACCACTTTGAAGTTCTTCTAAACCTCTACCTGTAACGAATGAATTAGGAGATATTGCATCATCTTGAACTGGGTATCCTGCTACAACTCTTAAATGTCTTTCTATTCTTCCTACTTGTTCAAATAGTTGATACGGTAAATTACTTACTGGTTTTACTACTTGTGAACCAGGAGTCAAATAATTAACAGCAAATCTTCCTTTTCTATATTGCCCTGACTCTATCTCTCCTACTACGTTAGTTTCTGTAAATACTGCATCTTCCATAGCAATTATTGACATAATATTTATTTTTGCCATTGATGACATAAGTCCTATTGTTTGGTCAAACTGTCCTTGCAGTTGGTCAAAACTAAATCTTTTAGCTACAACGAACGCAGGACCTGACTGTAAAGGATTAGGGACAAAATCAACTATTTTTGCTGAAGCAGGATGTACTATATAAGTGCCTTCAGCATTCATGTATTCAATAATATTGTCTCCATTATCGTTTGAGTTTTCCCATGAACCTTCTTCATAATTTTGATAACTTAAATTTGCATAACTTTTATTAACTTCTTTATCTTTACTTGAATCGGGGTCGTTGTAATATGCTTTAAGTTCAGGGTACATAGTTATTAATTCATCTACTGGTACTGTTCTAACTGTTACTAATTCATCAGGTGTTTGATTAGCACCGTAATAACCAGGAAAACAATCGTAAGGGTCTCTAAGTTCAGCACATGGATATACATTTCCATCTGCATCTTGTTTTGTAGTTATTATCCATACAGCAAAACCGTAACCAGGTAACCATCTTGCAACTTGTGGTAGCTGACCTTTTAAGTTTTGCATTTGGTCAAATGATGTAATTATTCGTTCTAGCTTTTCTTTTTTTCTTTTTGACCTTTCAGAGTCTCTTGGATTAGTTAAATCTACTCTAAGATTAGGTACTCTTCCTAGTTTTTGTGCAAGTCTATCTAACCCTGACATAAGTAAGTTTGGTGCAGGTAATAATGATTCGTCCATCATATCAAGTTGATTGCCGAGTAATGCTCTTATTCCATCCGCACCACCATTCATTATTGCCCTAAATCTATGTCTATCGACTAATGCAGTCTTATGCATGTTTCTAAGATGTACTGCTCTGTCTAAAATATCTTTAACTAACATTTATCTCCAAGGTGCATCATTCCAAGATGCTGTATTTATTCCGCTAAAACTCGGACTATATTCTACCATCATATCATCAAATCTTGCAGTTTGTAATCTTCTTACAACTTTCATTGGAAACCAACTAGCCATTACTATATCTGATTTATAGCCTCTACCTTTACTAGCAAAGAAAGATAGTTGTTTTTTATATAAATCTGATTTGATTTTAGCTTCTACAGATTTGTAAGGTAAGATAATTTTTTCTTCAGCAAATAAAGATGTCATTGATGTAACACCATATCTTGAGTCCCATTTATTTTTTGCCTGTGTTTGATGACCTTCGTGTATAATTCCGTTTGTTGCACAGTAATCTCTTAACTCTGTATCTTGTCTTATTGCCTTTTGAAATGCATTTTCTTCTATAACCCAATGATAACAACCGTGTAGTTCTTTCCATTCTTTCATAACTCTTAATGCTTCTTTGATGCCTCCACCTTTATTGTTTTCAATATCAACCATTTGCATTTTTAAAGGTGAACTATCGTATATAGCCCACAAAAATGCTGCTTGATAACCTGTAGCAGCAGGGTCAAGACCTGCTACTAAATAACAAGACTCTTTTACTTCACCAATATCTAATGTGTCATCAAAACATTTTGTTATAGTTTCAGGATTGAATATTGTTGTACCTATTGGATTTGCTCTATTAAGATATACCATTTCAAATACATGCACACCACCTGTTGTTGCTGATGCCTCTTTTTGTGTATTTAACCATTTATAATCTCTTTTACCTTGCCATAACATACAATCTATATGCTCATCAAAATCTTGTTCTGGTATTTCACAATCATCTGAATGTGCTTGTTCTACAATATTGTTCCAAGCGTTATTATCTAATAATGAATTATATAAATCATCTGAATGTTG